GGCAACAGCACCCCCGCATCCGTCAGCCTACGGGCGGTTTCCTTGTCGCCCAGGAGGGCGAGCTTGATGTCATCCATCACATATACCTCCCCATTGTTCTGCCATGGCCTGAGCTATGCCAGGGAAAGTTTTTGCCCTCATTTTTGCGTTCCTGACTCCAACAACCTCCCATGCCTCTGATTTCGCAATTTTCCCCTTTTTGTTCTGCTGCACCCATTTCCCGCGCGGCATAACAACATTGGTTGGCTTTAATTGGGGAAGCCCTTTGAGCCATAGACCTGTTTTTTTCTTCCATGCATCCCCAAACATGTATGGCTCAATGTGCTGTGTAGGAGGCCTATAGTGTGTGTTCATGTATCCGTCAGGATTTTCCACACAAATCTTCCCACAATTTGCGGTCAAAAATGTCATAAAAAATATTGCGGCGTCACATCGGTCATTAAGGAATTTCTCTCTCCATTCTTGTGTTTTACAAATACTATCTTTTCGCCCCATATTTACAGCTCCAGCATTAGAGAGCTTCTGACATGGAGGATGCGCAATCAATAAATCCCAAAGGCCTTCAATGTGGTGCGCTGCCCCATCTCCCGTTCTGAAGGCACAAGTCCCATCAATCAAGGGAAGAACATTTTGTTGTATATGCCACTCAGAATGCCCTCCCGAACAGGGCTCTATGTCGCAGCTGTACGCCTCATGGCCCAGCGCCCGGAACGCTTTGCATACCTCCTGAGACTCTTCACAGGCTACCAACACCCTCATAGCTTCGCCGCCTCTTTGTTGTCCAGCAGGGCGGCCTTCTCATCCGTCATGATATCTCCTCCTGGTTCCTCGATCTCGATCTCTATCCTTGGCTTTCCCTTGTCCACAGCGAAGCTGTCAGAAAAGCCTTCGATATTCTCCCAGCCGTCATTCCTCAGAACACCCATCTTCACTAAGGCGTCCTGGATAACCTTCCGGCCAAAGCTGGAGATGTTGTCCTTGTCCCGCCTCCGGTTTTTTTCCACCCAGAGGTATCGCATGAACACAGGCTCCCGTAAAGGCATTCTGATCTGACGTCTAAGGGCTAAGATTACCGATGTCTGGCAATCCCGTTTCAGTTTTGCCCCCTTCTGCCGGTGGCCCCGTTCCGCTTCTATGTACTCGTTGAGACCAGGCAGAGAAAACGGGATGATCAGCCGCATGGTCCATCCTCCCGGTTCATGTCTTCAAGCATTCTACGCATCCGCTCCATGTTCGCCTGTGTCCGCTCCGCAGCCGAAGTCTCCGCCTGCCGGTCCGAATCCGTTACCTTGCGCCGCTTACCATTGACCCACTTGTATTCCGGCTCCTCCCCAGTCTTCCGCTTCTCTTCCTCAAGCCGGTCCACGCACCAGGACAGGATGGCCCTGTAATCGCTGGTGTAGGTCTTACCTGTGCTGCCCTTGTAGTTGTCCAGGATCTCGATCAGCCTAGCGGTGTCGGCAGATCCATGAGTGTCAAGCAGCCTCTGGTGCTCGGCATTGGTCATGGTCACAAATTCTGCCCATTGGACCTTCGGCTCGATATCGCTCCCGTCCTTCTTCTTGCGCACCTTACTACCCCCGTCAGGGGGTACAGATTCAGATACAGATACAGACTCAGATACAGATACAGCTTTTTTTGCTTTTTCTTCAAAACCTAAAAAAGCATTTGGTTTTTTTGCTTTATCTGATAAACCATTTGCTTTCTTTGGCCTTCCGCCCTTTTTCCCAGCCTCCTGCCTCGCCTGAACCGTTGCTGCCCAGCGGCTTGCACACTCTTCAAAATATGACCGGTTGAAGGAGAAAGCCATCATTACCACTGGATCATGGACATCAACAGACTCATCCATGTGATACCTGAACCACGCTTTTAAAAGCTGGCCAGCCTGCTCATCTGTGAGAAGGTCGATCTGCTCCGCCCACTCTGTCCTTACGACAAAGCTTTCCTTCAAGAGTCTCTCCTCCCATCAAAACGGGAGCTTTCCATCATCGTCTGGTAACTCCTGAAAGTCATCATTATTTGGATAGCTCATGCCCCCAAAGGTCGTTGGTGCGTCATCTTTTTTCCCAGCGTCGCCAAAATAGACCTGGTCTGCCACCACCTCGGCGGAGCGGCGCTTATTTCCGTCCTTGTCCGTCCAGTCACGCATCTGGAGCCGACCCTCCACAACAGCCATACGTCCCTTAGTAAAATAGCGGCTGACAAACTCCGCCGTGTTCCGCCAGGCCACCACGTCTATCCAGTCGGTGGCTTTCTCGCCAGTCTGCTTGTCCTTAAAGTCCCGGTCCACCGCCAGACGGAAGGAGACCACGGGATTTCCTCCCTGAGTGTGGCGAAGCTCCGGATTTTTCGAGAGTCTTCCTTGCAGCACGATTTTATTCAGCATGTTTAAGCCTCTTTCTTCTAATTTTTTCCTTTGTTTCTTCTGAGTGATGAGTCCCGGTATGGTGAAATACTGTATGAGCGCCAACAGACATAAGGCATAGATTTTCAATTCTGTTGTCTGTTTTATCCCCGTTAAGATGATGAACGCAGCATCCAGATGGAACAGGAACCCCAGTCTCTTTTTCCCACACATAGATATGCTCCATAACATATCCGCCTGCATCTGCCCTCAAATGCTCAGGCACGAGGACCTGCCGATATCCCTTTGC